ACATTTAACTGGAGAAAAATATTATGGAAGTGTTCCTATCAGAGATGATAATACATGTAGTTGGGGGGTCATTGATGTTGATCGCTACAATATACAACATAAGGAAGTTATATCAATTATACGGAAAAGGAAGTACCCACTCATCCCGTTCCGATCAAAATCCAACGGACTCCATTTAGTTTTATTTATTGATGGTGTTGTTGAAGCATCCTCAATGCGTAAAAAATTAATTGAGATTGCATCCGACCTTGGTGTAAATGATACTAAAACAGACATCTATCCGGCTCAAGACGAAGTTGATTTAACTCCCGAAGATTGGAATAAAAAAAGAAAAGGAAACTTTGTAAATCTTCCTTATCAAAAAGCACACATGACAACACGTGTGGCTATGGACAATGATGGTAACTCCATCAAATTAGAAAATTTATTTGCGTTTGTATCTAATTACAGACTTACTCCTGCAGAATTTAAAAAATTAAAAGTGTTTCAAGACGATGAAACAAAAGATTACCCGCCTTGTGTAGTTAATTTTATGAAGAACAAAGTTAAAAAAGGTGAGGGAAGAAATGATGCTATGTTTAATGTAGCCGTATTAGCTAAAAAAATTAATCCAGATCCAGTTATGTATCAAGATTGGACTCGAGAAATGATGAGTAAAGTTTGTGATGAGAAACTCCATCCACAAGAATTAGAAAACATTTTTAAAGGTGTTGAAAACAAAGACTATGCTTATAAATGTAAAACATCAATTGCTAGAATGCATTGTTCTTCAAGCACTTGTCTAAGACGTAAACACGGTATTGGGGCCAATGAAGCAATTCCAGATGTTGGAAAATTAATTAAAGTAAACTCATATCCAGAACCTTATTGGATATTACCTATTCAAGGTAAATCAGTTCGATTGACTACTAAACAATTATATCAACAACAATTACTTGGAGAGCAGTTATTAAACTATGATATTGTATGGCGACCTTTAAAACCATCTAAAAGAGATCCAGACCCATATCGAGATTGGCTAGATGAATTAATAAATCATAAACAAGACATGGAAGGTTTTGATGCTTATGAAGAACAATCTGATGTATTTAATTCCAGACTATCTCAATTCCTAGAAGATGTGGAAGATACCACAGAGTTTGATCAAATAGACTCCGGCAATATTTGGATTGATAAAGTAGAAATGAGATTTAAGCTTGAAACTTTTAGAAAGTTTATGAAAAAAATGGGTTACAATTGGTCGGAGAAAGATTGTACTAAGTTTTTAGAGGCAGGCGGAGCGGTGCCTAAAAAGAAATTTCAAAGCATCGAGTCGCGTCATTGGTTAGTTGCTTTGCCTAAACAAATGGAACATAAAAACAAAGATGTCAAATTCGTTAAGCAAAAAGCTGCGTGGGAAGACAATTAAAATATTTGGCCCACCCGGAACTGGAAAGACAGAAAACCTACTTAGAAGAGTACAAAGGTTTTTAAAACAAGGTATTTCTCCAGGAGAAATTTGTTATATTTCATTTACTAATAAAGCAGTTGATGAATGTGTAAGTCGTATTCGTAAAAAATTTAAAGAATATGATGAAGATGATTTCACTTATTTTAGAACCCTGCATAGTTTAGCAAGACAACAGTTTGGTGAAATTCCGGTGCTAGATCCTAAATCAGATATGTTAATGTTTCATACACAATATGGAACCATTAAAGTAAATTATAAAGAAGACTACGATGAGGCTAAAGTTTATAACAATTGGTCGTTACAAATTTACGACAGGGCCCGAAACATGAAGGTAGATCCAGTTTGGTTATATAAACAGCAACCGAGAAAAGCGGTGCGTCTACAACAGTTCAAGTCTATTATTGCAGGCTACGAGGAATTTAAAACAATGGAATTGGAAAACGGACAACGGACAGCGGACAGATTAGATTTCACAGACATGGTAGAAAAATTTATTAATGATGCTGGGAACTTACCTATAAAAGTTTTAATGGTAGATGAAGCTCAAGATTTAACACCATTACAATGGGACATGGTTGTTAAAATTGCAAAACATGTTTGGCGAGTTTATATTGCTGGCGATGATGATCAAGCTATCTATGAATGGAACGGGGCCGAGGTTGAATACTTTCAAAATTTTCCAGGAAGAAATGTTATTTTAAAAAAATCAGTTCGATTAAACAAGAATGTTCATTTCTTTTCAAAATGTTTATTAGAGGGAATGAAAAACAATAGAGTAGAAAAAGAGTTTTATTCTAATGGTAAAGAGGGTTCTATTCATTATTGGAACTCTTTAAAGAAAGTACCTTGGGAATTAGAAGGTAGTTGGCTTGTACTAGCTAGAATTAACGATGTTAAAAAAGAATTACAGGAAGAAGCAAGAAACCTTTCTTTGTATTATCAAGATGTAAAAGGCAATAAATCATTTGACATGAACCAATACCAGGCAATTCAGTATTGGGAAAAGATTTGTGAGGGCGGCAGTATCACAAGAGAAGAAGCGTGCATAATGTATGAATACTTATTAAACATTGATCACGGCTACCGGTCACAAGAAAGTAAAAAATGGAGCTTTGCTCATCCACAACAGGTATTTAACTTTGATGAATTACATCTTCGATGTGGTATGCGTGATGAAAAAGGCCCGTGGACAGAAACTTTTAAAAGAAAATTTAAAGAAAAAGATAAACAATATTTTTTAAAAATGATAAAAGAAGGTGTGAATTTAAGTGAACCACCTAAAATTATTATAGATACTATACATCAAGTTAAGGGTGGAGAGGCAGATAATGTTGTTTTATCTAGTAAATGTAACTTTCCATCACATTACGAAAAGAAAAATCTTAAAGAAAAAGTAAAAGAACTTCGGGTTTGGTATACGGGTGCTACCAGATCAAAAGGCACATTACACTTATTGGGCACTCATCATCAATATAATTTTCCATTAGGAAAATATCATAAACTATACGAGGCTAATTATGACAAGTAAAAATATGTTCGAGGAAGCTTTTCCTCAAGACAGGCAAGTAGGCGGGAGTCACTATAAATTTTTTACGATACAACCCTACGAATTTATTTCTAAAAATGATTTAAATTTTTTTCAAGGTAATGTTATTAAATATGTATGTCGATATAAACATAAAAACGGCATTGAGGATCTTGAAAAAATAAAACATTATTGTGATTTAGAAATTTTAAAAATGAAAGATGGACAAAAGAAAAAATAAATGTAAACAATGTAATAAGGATGCTGTAATAATAGAAGATAAAAAATATTACTGTGGAGATTGTTACTGTAAAAAACACAATTTAAAAACGAAAGAAGAAAATGACACATCAGTTAAACTTTGTATATAACGATTCTGATTGGGTATGCCCTTCAGAATATCCAGATTTATCTCAAGCTAAAGAAATTGCAATCGATTTAGAAACTAAGGATCCAAATATTAAAACGAATGGTTCAGGTTGGGCAACGTTTGACGGACAAATAGTAGGCTTTGCTGTAGCGGCTTTGGGCCAACAATGGTATTTCCCAATTGGTCACGATGCGGGAGGTAATATGGATATTGCGATGACAACTGCTTGGATGCAAGACATATTAAAAACAAATTCTACTAAAATATTTCACAATGCTAGCTATGATGTGGGTTGGTTGCTTATTAACGGATTTGAGATACGTGGTAAAATTGTTGATACCATGATTGCGGCCGCAATTGTCAATGAGAATAGATATAGTTTTAGTTTAAATGCTTGCGCAAAAGATTATTTGGGTGAGCTTAAAAATGAAACTTTCTTAAATGAAAAAGCTAAAGAATGGGGTATTGACCCTAAGGGAGATCTTTGGAAATTGCCTGCGGGTTATGTTGGTTATTATGCGGAACAAGATGCGGCACTGACTTTAAAACTTTGGCAATATTTTAAAAACGAAATTGTAAAACAAAATCTAATGGACGTGTGGGAGATGGAGATGGAACTCCTTCCTATATTAATTGATATGCGTAGACGGGGTATTCGAATTGATATTGAAAAAGCGCATCTACTTAAAAAGGAATTTAAAATTAAAGAGAAAGAAGTATTACATAAAATAAAACAAGAGACTACGATGAACGTAGATATTTGGGCCGGAAGATCGGTCGCGCAAGCTTTTGATCGATTAGGGGTGGAATACCCACGGACACCGGTCAGCGGAGAACCAAGCTTTACCCAAAACTGGTTAGTAAACTGTGATAACCCGATAGCGCAACTAATAAGAGAAGCAAGAGAAATAAATAAATTTCATTCAACATTTATAGACTCCATATTAAGGTATACCCACAAAGGTAGAATTCATTCTGAAATAAATCAGTTAAGATCTGACCAAGGTGGAACTGTATCTGGACGTTTATCATATTCAAATCCTAATTTGCAACAAATACCTGCAAGAAATAAAGAGTTTGGAGATAAAATTAGATCCTTATTCTTACCAGAAGAAGGTAGACAATGGGGTAGTTTTGATTATTCTCAACAAGAACCTAGATTAGTGGCCCACTATGCCGCTTCGGTTAATGCTGAATTTACGGGTGCGGACGAATTTATTAGAGCGTACCAAGATGAGTCTGCGGATTTCCATCAGTTAGTAGCTGATATGGCCGGTATACCAAGGAACCAGGCTAAGACAATTAACTTAGGTTTATTTTATGGTATGGGTAAATCAAAACTTTCTAAAGAATTAGGTATTGATAAAGATAGAGCGGAAAAATTATTGGTTCAATATAATAATAGAGTTCCATTTGTTAAAAGTTTGGCTACTGAGGTTACTAACAGTGCTTCAAAGTATGGCTTTATTCGAACTGTAAAGGGTCGTAAATGCCGATTTGATATGTGGGAGCCCACTACCTTCGGAATGAATAAGGCTATGAATTATGAGGAGGCTAAGGCTATTTATGGTAATAACATTAGAAGGGCTTTTACCTACAAAGCTTTGAATAGATTAATCCAAGGTTCTGCGGCTGATCAAACGAAGCAAGCTATGATTGATTGTTACAAGGCGGGATTTATGCCATTGTTACAAATACATGATGAATTATGTTTTTCAATTAATGAAGAAAATGATATTAAAATTGTTAAGGAGAAAATGGAAAATGCAATCGAAAATCTCAAAGTACCTTTCACCGTTGATATTGCCCTCGGACGATCCTGGGGAGAAGCTAAAGAATAAAATTTGTAAAGAGTGTAATAATACAAAAACTATTCTTGAGATTGAGGATCTTCAGGTTCTTTCTTCTCGTCCATGTCCTCATTGTGCTCCGACACCGGAAGATTTTCGTCAGTCTGGTCTTCTTTAATTTTTTTATATTTACTTGGGTGTTTCCATACGAACGTCATTGATAACTCTTCCACTTTTATCTCTTTTTCGTTTTTTCCATCGACAATCTATTTCCAAAACTTTATCATTGGGCCCATAACAAATTTTAATCAAATGTCCGTGTGCTGTATCTTCAATCCAATAATTTTTATAATCATTTAAATAAATAGTATC